GGATATTTTCCTCACGCAGATTGCGCATATCGGAGAATGACAACCCCGTGAACGAAGAAAGAAGCATCTAAGCAAGGGGGATAGGAATGAAGAGAATCAAACGCAACCCGTTGTAAACAAGCGGTTTTGCAGTTGTTTGCCATTACAGCCAAACAAGAAAGAAGCATCAAAGCAAGGGAGATAGGTCTGGAGAAGATGAAACGCAACGCGTTGTATTTCAGTTGATTTGCAGTAATTTGCCACATGCACCAAAATGCAAGTTGGGGCAGTATAATGCGAGGTTTCCGCTACCAAGTCATTACCTGTTCTGATGCGGCTTAGAGGCTGAAAAACAGCGTTCCTAATGCTTGTAAACAAGCATTATACGTGCGACAAGGGCTTCAAATCCGCAGATTTAACAGCGTCCGTTCCGTTTGCGCCGTTCTGCCCCGTTTCCAATTCTGTCGGTCGGCAATGTATCACTAATATTGCAACCAAAAAAGTTATGGCAATGAAGACAGAAATGAAAGTGCTGCTCTACATCAAGCGCAGCGGACAGGACAAGGACGGGCGGTCGCCACTCATGGGCAGGATAGCCGTCAGGGGAAAGAACAACTCCATCGCGCAGTTCTCCTGCAAGTTCAAGGTGGACGTGAGGCTGTGGAACGCCACGGCTCAACGGTGTACGGGCAAGAGCCGGATGGCGGTCATGGCAAACCGCGAGATTGAACGCACGCTATTGCTGCTGCGCCAGCGTTTCAACGAACTTAAAGATATCAAGGGGATTGTTTCGGCAGAGGAAGTGAAAAACGCCTACCAAGGTCAGGCGGAATCTCAGGACACCCTCATGAAGCTGTTCGAGGAACACAACAGCGACTACGCCTTGCGCGTGGGCGTGAACCGTGCCATGAACACCTATTACCAGTACACGAACACTTACCGCCACCTTGCCGTGTTCCTGAAAGAAAAATATCATCTTTCGGATATGCCCGTCAAGCAGATTGACGGTAACTTCATCGAGGATTTCGACATGTACATGCGCACCGTCAAACGGTTCAAGCCAAGGACAATAGTCGGTCACATCAACCGTCTGAAATGCGTGATGATGCTTGCCGTGTTCCGCGGAATCATCCCTTTCAGCCCGTTCAAGGGGTACCGCCCCCAAAAGCCGGAGTTCAAGCAGATGTACCTTACGGAAGAGGAACTGGCCAAGTTCGCCAACATGACTTACGACACGCCCAACCGCAATTTCACGAGGGACATGTTCCTGTTCTCGTGCTGGACTGGCATCTGCTACTGCGACATGAGGGCATTGACGGAGAAGAACCTCGTGAAAGCCGAGGACAGAAGCCTATGGATTCACACGGAAAGGCTGAAAACGGGCACTCCCGAATGTGTGCGCCTGATGGAGATACCGCTCGCCATCTTGGAGAAATACAGGGGCATGGATGCCAACGGGAAACTGCTGCCCATGCTCACAAAGGAGAGCATGAACCGCCACCTGAAGAAAATGGCCGTGATGTGCGGTATCAACCGCCCGATTTCATTCCATCAGGCCAGGCATACCTTCGGCAGCATAATCTGTCTTTCGCAGGGCATTCCCATCGAAACGGTGAGCAAAATCATGGGACATAAGCATATCAAGACCACGCAGCGGTACGCGAAAGTCACGCAGGACAAGATAGACCGTGACGTGGACAGGCTGGGCGAAGCCATTGAAGGCAAGTTCTCCCTGTTCGGGATTGATTCGGCTCCTTCCCCGATTCATAAGGACATTACCCGGCGCAGGGTCAATCCGAGTTGGAAACAGAAAGCTATTGTCAAACAAATGATGGAGGGATAGGCCATGCGCAGCACGTTCAAGCTATTGTTCTACATCAACCGGCAGAAGTTGAAGAAGAACGGCAAATGTCCGATAATGGGTCGCGTCACCCTTGACGGTAAAGTTTGCCAGTATTCCACGGGGCTGGAAGTCGAGCCTGCGTATTGGAACGCCGATACGGGCAGGGCTTCCACTGACGGACGCAAGGAGAGCCTTGACAGCGAGAAGAAAAAGGAGCTGGTCAGGCTGAACGATGCCCTGTCCGCACTGGAAGCCAAAGCACATGCCGCCTACAAGGAGAACGTGGACAGTTACGGCTTCGTATCGGCAGAAATCATCAAGAACGCCGTGACGGGCAAGTCGCAGGTGAAGGAAACCCTGCTTGCGTTGATGGATGAGCATAACGAGGAATACGCCAAACGTGTGGGCATCGACAGGACAAGGCACACTTATATCCGGTACCTGACAACGCGCAAGCACATCCACAACTTCATGAAGTACAAGTACGACATGGAGGATATGCCGTTGCGCTCGCTGACCATGCGCTTTATGACAGACTTCACGTTCTACCTTTCCACCGTGCTGAAATTGAAGGTGTCGGCATACAACGACTACCTCATCCTGCTGCACAAGATGACGCGGCTCGCCTTGAAAAAGCATATCCTCAAACGTGACCCCTTCGCTGGACACAAGATAGAGAAAATCACGGTGAACCACCGCTACCTGACGGGCGAGCAGTTCGAGAAGCTGTTGAAGGCGAAACTCCCCACGTATAGGCTGTGCCATACGAGGGACTTGTTCGTCTTTTCGACTTTCACGGGCATCGGGAGGGCGGACTTAGCGAATTTGACGGAGGAAAACATCATCACGAAGGAGGACGGCAGCAAGTGGATTCACATCGCCCGACAAAAGACGAAAGCGGAGTGCTACATCAAGCTGTTGGACATCCCCCTACGCATCATCGAGAAATACCGTGGCGAGGGAAAGGACGGGAAACTGTTCTTCGTTCCGCAGACTTCAAGCCTGTGCCGCAATTTGAAGATGATAGCTGAACAGTGCAATTTGGGATGCCACCTTACCTACTATATGAGCCGCCATTCATTCGCAACCCTGATTTGCCTGAACAACGGCGTGCCGATAGAAACCATCAGCAAGATGATGGGGCATTCCTCCATCCGCACCACGCAAATCTACGCGGAAATCACCAACCAGAAAGTGAGCCGTGACTTGGCTGTGCTGTCCGAAACTACCAAAGGCAAGTTTTCCCTGCCTGAAGACGGGATGCCCTCACGTGTATTCAAATGCGGCAATTACAGCGGCTGGAAAAAGGAATGTAAACGGAATTTAGACAATGAAAAATGATGCGGACATGGAAAGAGGAATCATTACAATTACCGAAAACGGGGCGGTTATGATGCCGACCGCCCCCGTATGGATGACGCAGCAGGAGATGTCCGATGCGTTCAATGTGTTCGGCTGTTACATCCATAAGGCTATTGCATACAAAAACAATGAATTGTCGGAAGAGGAAACGGTGCGGCACGTCAGGCAGGACGGCAGGATTCGCTATGACGTGTACAGCCTTGAAATGGTGGTTGCCGTAGCGTTCAGGTTACGAAGCCGCGAGGCAATGGCTTTCCGTAAGTTCATCATGGAAAGGCTATGCACAGCAAGCCGTGAAAAGCCTGTGCATTTGTTCTTTTCGCTGTCTGCGAGCAACCTACGGTGTATGATGTGTTAGCAGTCAGAATATGACATTACGCACAGAAAGCCGATGGCGACAAGGAATTGTCCAGCCATCGGCTTTCTGTGTTTTTGCACATTCAGATTTACGTTCCCAAGCGGTATGCGTTCCGATAACCGCTCATCAGTAGCTTTTCGATGTCGGACTCCTTGTACAGGATTTTTCCACCCAACTGGTAGTAAGACACCATCCCGTTGTTGCGATAGTCCTGCAAGGTGCGTCGGCTCACTTTGAGCCATGCCGACACTTCCTTGTCCGTCAGGAATTGTTCGTTACTTGGTGAAGCCTTATGGCTCGCATCCATTCTTTCGATGCCTTCAAGCAAGGCATCCAGTTGTCCAATGAAGCCGACCTCCAGTTCACGGTCGGCAAAAATCAAGTCATTCATAATTTACAGTGGATTTAGTGGTTGTACATTTTGTTGTCTGATTAGATGCTACAGCCACGATAGGCTGCATCCTTGCGCCTGTCCTCCACAAGTCTGACGATACGCTGCACGTCCTCCGGCTTGTAGAAAATCTTGTGCCCGATTTGCGAGTAGGCAAGCGTGCCGTTGTCGCGAAGGGTCTGCAAGGTACGCGGACTGATGCGTAGGTGTTGGCAGACCTCTTGGTTGTCCATCCAACGGCTGAGCCGTTTTCCTTCCCTCTTGCGAAGGATTTCATTCACCCGGTCGGACAGGCGGTTGAGCTTGCCGACCATTTCTTCATACTTGTTTTTTGAAATGATTACTACTTCCATACTCATTATATTTACTGTTTGTTCTTCTTTTTGCCTGCAAAGTAAAGCCGTTGTTTGTATAAGACAATGGCTTTGCAGTTTAGTGGCAGCTTGTGGCAGCAAGTGGTCGGGAGTGGCGTTATCCACCGAAGCCGTGCCGACTGTTCCAAGTGTCCGTGATGCAAAGAAAAGCGAAGTTTTGCATAATTCAACCGTTTCGCACTTGCGTGGCAGCATCTGGCGTTGGTGTGGTAGCCAATGGCGTTCTTCGGTTTTTAATACCATCCGAAAATATGTTCTTCTGTTTCTCAAATGGCATTTCCTTAAATTGTTCTGACTGCATTTGATTAAGCCCTTAAAATTTCCAATGCCCGTTTTATGTACAATGGCAAAACGGCGCAGCCTGAACTGTTTAGGCAATGTGTAAAGTGCAAAACCATACATTGTTGCCACAGCCAATCCATTTGTTTGACAGCCTGCAATACAGACATTT